ATAAACACACCCATTACACACCAAAAATCTGACCAACTCAACCATTGGAATATTTTACATAAAAAAGCACCAGCCGCTAAATGATATGCAGTCCATCCATCTAACTGTCCAGTGTTATATTGCCATGATACCAGCGTTGCTAAAGGGTTTTTCATTTGTTCTGTATCACGTTATTTACAAGCTCATGCTTGCCTATTATCATTCTCCCACTACCACCACCATGTTCATCATCGCATTTATCAACATAAGCTTCTTCTATCGTATCCCAACTATTGCTTCTCTTTATAACTTCTCCATTGTAAACTAAAAAATAACTATACCTAGAAGGATAAGTAAGGGTCTCTGTTGTACCGTCTGGATATTTCTTTGTACGAGTCGCACCGGGAGTTGTATTTCTATACAACTTTAGGTCGTGACCCTTAGAACTTTTCCTTATCAGCATTTACTTTTCCTCTGATTCCTCTTCTTTAGATAAAGACTCTTTAAGCATATTAACAAATGCATTGTACCCAACTGCTAATTGTTCAGCTACAAATTGATTTGTTCTTTGCTTGTTCTGTATATCATTAAGATGGTTTACCATTACTTTTTGCTCATCAGTCATATCCTCAATGATATATTCTTTATCATCTAAGGTCAAGACTGGCTTCTGTTCTTTTTGTTTTTTAGCCATTTTTGACTCCTGTTTTGTTAATTATTTATTTTCTAATTCTTTTACTTTTGCAGATAATTCTTGTACTGCTTTAATTAATAATGGAACAAGCATATCTCTTGAAACTCCCATTATGTTTTCTTCACCATCGACAGTTGTATTTGTTTCAATTACTGCTTGAGGAAAAACATCTTTTACTTCTTGGGCAATAAATCCACCTACACTTTTTTCTTGAGATTTCTTCCAATCAAAATCTCTAACTTTTAATTGATTTATTTTTTCAAGACCTTTTATTGATGTATCTACAATGTTTTTCTTCAATCTTTGGTCTGAAACATCGGTTAAAGCAAATGTCCCACTTGTGTTTGCTATAAAACCTACTGTATCACCATCTCCATCTTTACAATTTAAATAAAAAGTAGTTCCACTCGCATCGTCTGCTCCAGCAACTACTTGTAAACCATACCTATTTGCAGAATTACCATCATTTTCAAACTGACCAACAAAATCATTAGATATATTTCCCTCTACTTCTACTCTTGCACAATGAACTGTAGCACCTTTATCTTGTGCCATATAAACATCAGTTACACCGGTGTTTCCTAATGTGACAGAGTTTTCACTAACTGCGGTTGTATCTGCACCTATTACTATTTGATTAGTTGCACCAGCACCGCTTACATCAGCATCATATCCAATTAAAACATTTTTTTGCCCTGTTGTTACTGTGTCTCCACTTCGATAACCAACTGCGCAATTTTTAGAGCCAGAAGTCAATGCTGTAAGAGATTGATAACCTACAGCCACTGTACCATCTGCTCCTGTATTATTAATTGCATCTCCAGCGAAAGTACCAACAATGGTTAAATTAGATGATGTTGTTGCAGACAAACCAGTATTTACACCCAAACAAACATTGCTTCCTCCTGTTGTAATGGCATTTAAAGAACCACCACCTAAACCTGTGTTATTACTATTGCTGTTCCCAGATGCTCCAGAACCACTTGCTTTACCTATGTAAGTATTATTTGTTCCTGTCTGATTATATAAACCAGCATTAGCACCTAAGTAGGTATTGTTTCCGCCAGTTGTAAGATTACCACCAGCCAATGAGCCAACTGCAGTTGATGAATCTGCTTCTGTTAATGCACTTAAAGCGTAATAACCCATTCCAACATTATTTGTAGCATTAGTCATATCTGCTTGACCAACAGATTCACCTATAAAAACATTATAATTATCTCCACTTCCAATTTGATTACCAGCTAATTTTCCAAAGACTGTATTAGATGTACCACTATCATTATTAGATAGTGAGATTCTGGAGTTGGAGTCAAGAACCATATTCGTATGCAAAGTAACTGAATCTGATGTTGTTCTGAATGTAGTAGTTTCTGCATCTATTCTTAAATTTTCATACAAACTTGCAGTTCTATCAATTACAAACATATTTACACGAGTGCTTGAGTGGTCTGGAGAAAACTCAATTCCTGTATTATTTCCACTTGAAACGACCAAAGAAGATTGAGGATTTGTAGTTCCAATACCAACATTTCCAGCTCCATCTATAGTCATAGCATGAATTGTAGTACCTAATGTTCTAACTCTAAAATTTATATCTGCTCCAGTTCCATCATATATATTATCAATATAAGCAGTACCAGCATTTGTGTCTGACCATATATCAAGACCTTGAGTATTATTATCATTGCGAAGAGATAAAACTGCATCATCACCAGATGTAGGATTAGTAATTTGCAATCCAACTACAGAACTTGTTGAACCATCTGGTTTTACAGCTAAAGGACTTGAAGTTCCAATACCTACATTGCCAGAGCTATCAATTATCATTCGCTCAGCAACAGAACCACCAGAAGGCGTTGTGTAAAACTTTAAAGCTATAGAATCAGTTGCACCATCATTAGCACCTCTAATTATCGCTCTTTCTGCTCCTGTAGTGCCATCCGATGCAAATTGAGTAAAGTTAATATCTCCTAAAATTCCTGTTGTACTTGTAGAATATGCACCTAAATTAAATGCTACATAATTATTTGCAGTTGAGCCACCAGAAAGACCTAATGCACTACCCGAATAATTCCAGACATCTCCGTTACTAAGTCCAATACCAACATTACTTGACTTTATAAAAACAGTATTTGAATTAGATCCATCTGTTAAGACAAGAGTATCTTCACTTGAATCATTAAAAATATTCGCTTTGACAGTTGTTCCTTCACGAAACATTAAGAAAGAATCTCTATCTGTCGCTGACCTAATATCTACTGTACCACTTGAAGAAGCATGACTTGATTCTACTATTAAATGACCATCAGCAGTAGAGCTAAAAATGTGCATTATACTTGAAGGACTTGCAGTTCCAATACCAATGTTATTTGACGTATCAATCACTAATCCTGTAGTAGATGAATTTGCTCCCATTTTTACAGGATGATTTGTTACGCTACCAAATCTAACTTCAGTGTCTAAGGCTCTCATTTGTATAGAAGTTGTATTCGTAGTATCTGTTGCTGTAATAGATGGAGCAGAAGCCCCACTCGCTAATATATTACCAGATGGAACTTCTACATCACCTGTTGATTTTATTTTCATAAAAGTGGTCGTATTAGATAAGTCACCCGGTGATCTTAATTGAAAATTTAACGCTCCTGCACCACTACCATCATTATCTAAAACAATTCTGGAAGATACAAATTGACTTCCAGATGTTGACATCGCAATAGAAACATAATCATCATTGCTAGATGCTGGTCTATTTTCAATTACTAAAGTGTCTCCACTAAAATCTGATGAATCTAATGTATCTGAAAAAGTATTATTTACTAAACCTTTAACATGAAGAGGTGAAACAGGCGTAATTCCAATACCAAGCTGACCAGCCTCTGTTAGCCTCATCAACTCAGTACCACCACCACTTGAACCATTAATACTGAACTCAAAAAATCTATTAGTATCATCATTGTCTGTGTCAATATTAAATGACATATTTTCAAAAGCATTAATATGACCAGAGGTTGAATCAGCAGTTCCTAATTCTAATAAACCATTTGGAATTTTTACATTTGAATTTGTGGTATCTACTATAAATACATCTGTTCCATCAGCTTTCTCTACTAAAAAAGCGGATGTGTTATCTACTTTTACTTGCGATGTACCTTCAATTATTTCATCAAAAGCTAAACTGCCTCCACCCTGTACAGTTAAGTCGCCTGTAATCGTAACGTCACCTGAAATAGTATTGCTACCACCAAGAGATACATTAAGTCTGCTGTTAGAAACATCAAGTACAGCGTTTAACGCTTCTTGAGATGTGTGAGAATTTGCGGCTACGGAATTGCCTGAAGAATCTAGAAGTACCTTGTTTAGTACTTCTTTTGTAGTAAATTTATTTATGTCTGACATAATCTATCCTATATTTCCACCACCACCGCTTTAAAGCATTCATATAGTTAAATTATATGTCGTGAAACTTAGCCTAGATCAAGACAAATAATCAATCAATAATCTTATGTGAAACTAGCTGGAACGACTGCTCTGGTTCCTCCAGTTTTACTTCTTTTCTTTGTGCCATATTTCTTAATGGCCATATCAAATTTTCTTTCATGTCTCATCATCAGATTCATTGCCATCTGTGCTCTGTTACCATCCGATGTTTTTCCTGCACGATCCATGTATAAACATTTCTTTACATAATCCACAATCGCAGAATGATATAAATTATCAACATCTGGAGTATCCGTGATTGCTGTAACCTTATTAGGATTTCCATAATAATGTATAAGTAGTCCGTTTGTAACCGAGTGGTCAAACGCTTGAAAAGCTTTCCTATCTGTTCTTGATTCACCTGTTGAAGAAAATGTTGTAATTAATCCTAAATGATCTCCTCTGATAAAGTACAATACCTTATCTTCTGGATGTTTTATATTGCTAGCCATTATGAAGGCTCCTCTATTGCAGACTCTGAAGTAATATCAAACATAAGTGGCTCACCATCCAATACCCTTGGAATCCTTATATAATCACCATCATTGTCCATTATGTCTACCCTGTATACTTTGTTTATCCCCATTGCTTTACTAGAAGAATCTACAGCACTATCTGATAAATCATAAAATGTTTGATTCGCTACTATGTTAACTTTTGCAGACATTGACTTTTGAGAGTATTGACCAAGTTCATTTAGCGCATCGTTAATTAAAGATATAATATATGTTTCTGGGGCATCAGGAAAAACCTGCCTAACTCTACTAATAATTTGTTTTACTGTTAAAGAATGTATTGCCATTATTTCAACGCCTGTATTCCTTTATCATAATCTGCCTGTAATTTAGCTTGTTGTTTCTCATATTTACCATACTCACTTGCATCAGCCGCTAATCTTGCCTGCACTTCATTTCCATAAGCCTGAGCGATGTTAATTTTTGCTTGTATTTCGTTAGCATATCCTTGAGCCGCATTTAACAACCCGCTTACTACCTGACCATAACCACTTACTTGAGACATTCTAGCGTTTACTTCTCCAGCAAAAGCCTGTGCTTCATTTGCGGATGCATTAGCCTCAGACAAAAAACCATTTCCTACCTGAACATGACTGGCCGCTAATTCCGTATCTTCATTAGAGGAGTTAGCTGAAATTACTGCTAAATCAAACTCTGAGTTAGCCAGAGCCACAGCCGCATTTATCTTATCAGCCGCAGTGTTAATAGCTGTTAATGCAGTGTCTACATCAGCATCTACTTGAGTTGCAGATTCTCCAAGCTGTGTAACAGCATCGTCTACCTGAGTATTAATTAAATCGCATATAGCTTGAGTTTCATCTAACTCTGTGTTTATAGCAGTTAGGGCTGTTAACACATCTGAATTAACAGATTTACTTGCTAATAGATTTTGTAAGGATTTTATTGCACCATAAATAGGAACGAGGTACTCAGCATCATCAGGAAACTTAGCGATGGTGCTATCACCAAAAGCAACGGTAGGATAATTCAATGTATGCACATGAGCGTTTTGAGCGTTAGTAGGTGAAGGAACAACAACTAAAATATTATTTGTAACGTAGTAGGCAGGGTCTGTAACGGTAGCCGCCATCATATCATCAGCATCTCTAATACGTCCATTTAACTCAGCAGGTACTCTTCTACAGGGCTGATTAATTGTACCATCATCTCTGGTTACACTAAATATCTCAGAACCCAAAAGAGTAAGGCTTTGACTACTGCCATTTAAATCGTTTGCAGTTGTAAACAAAGCTTGCTTTGATCTTGGTAGTGTATTTAAGATTTCTTTAGCACCATCTGTTAAGAACTGAGAAAGTTCTGACTGTGTTGGTGCACTGCTACCATCTATATCTAAACTTGTTAACGCTTCTACCTGTGCTTCAAATGTTGCCATATATTATTTCTTCTTTCTTCTAGTCGTTGTTTTCTTTTTAGCTGTTTTTTTCTTACCACCACGTATTAAATCTGCATCTGCTTTTCTAGCCCCACCTTTACCCGTAGCAAAACTTCTTACCCTGCCAGCGGCCCATTGATGAGCACTGACTCCGGGTCTAGAACCACTGGAGTAATATGCACCCAAACCCCTTGAGTACACTTTAGACAAAGTTCCTTTCGATATTCCAGAGCTTTTGGAATACTTAGCAAGAACTGCGGCTTTACTTCCTCCGCTTTTTTTTCTTGCTGGTTTTCTTTTTGCTGGTTTTCTTGCCACTCTTACTCCTTTGTTTCGATATCATATCCATCATTGCAGGTGTCAATGCACCTTCTCTGTACATCTTACGTGTTCTTAATATCTCATCCTGTGTTTTCTTTTGGTTCTTAGAACCTTTAACATATTTTTTGGGTACGCCTCGTTTTGTCTTTGGTACTTTTTTAAACTTCCTAGCCATACTACTTTTTCTTTTTATTTGTCCTTCTAATCGCTTCTTTACCCTTTTTAAAAATCTGTACCTGTGTTCGCTTTCCCGCTACCTTTGACCTCTGCTCTCCAACTGTTAGTATCTGTATCTTACGAGCAAAAGGCTTTCTAATTCTTTTTACCTTTGCAACCGTTGCTCTGGCATCAGCAGGCGTTGCATATTTAATTCTTACTGTATCTTTTGGGTTTTCATCTGTGTATAACCTACGTCCACTTCCCTTTGGCTTTTTACCCGTGCCAACCTTCGGGTCTTTTTTCTTTCTAGCCACTACTTCTTAATCTTCTTAACTTTACCGTTTTTTGTTCTAGCAAACTTATGGGTTTTTGTCTCTCTTATCAAGGTTCCATAATGTCTCTTGCCACCCCACATCCAACTAACAGTCTTGGCCATTACTTCTTCTTTTTCTTCATCATCTTCTTTTTCTTCTTCTTCATAGACTTTTTACCACCGTATCCTGCTTTACTATGTTTCATGTTACTTTCCTTTTTTCTTTGCGTTACTGTGCACCATTTGCACTTTAAAACTTGCCATTAAGCTAGAACCTTTGTGAGCTTTGTAACCACCTCTAGGGTTCTTCATTAATTTATAACCAGCACCAGCCTTCTTTTGCTTATCGCCTTTGCTTTTCTTCTAGCATCAGCTTTTGAACTAGCACCCCACGCTCTTAAAGACAGTAGTAAACGTGTGGGTTTACCATCTTTCTTTTCAGGCCCGGGCATATTACCCATCCTAGCAAGAAAACTAGCTCTTCTAGGATTATCTCCAGACTTAACAGGGGCTTTTAAGTTTCCCCCTGTCTGCCTATTGTAACTGGCTCTACCTTTAGCGTTTAAACCACCTTTAGGATTCTTACCTGCTTTTCTTTGCCAAGCAGGGGACTTACGCTTTTTCTTAGCTGGCATAACCTAAATTTTTTCTCATCTTCTGTATGTTATCACCCATAGACTGAGTTGATAGCTCTACGTCTGTTCTCTTTCCTAAATCAGATGTCATCCATAGGTTTGTGGTGAATTTGCTTTCAGAAGCTTTTTTACCGCAATATTTACAGTAAAACCATCCCTCTCTGTTTTCTTTATCGCAATGCATACATTTTTTCATAGTTTCTCCTTTTTAGGTTTTAGGGGCTATCTTTTATTGACAACCCCTACAGTACCTAAAACTGTTATCCTTATTGATTCGGATTATGATATGGTTATATGAGCCGCATCGTGAGCTTGTGCTTTGGCGTAATACACTGCACCATCGCAAACTAATTCAACCTGATCTCCTAGAGCCGCACCACTAATGAATTGAATTTCATCAACAGCAGACTCAGCACTACTACCAGCATTACCATCAGCACCTACTGTTGTTCCAACAATAGTATCTTCAGATGTGTTGTTAGCAATAGTCACTGCGTTAGATGCAACTTCGGATAAGATGAACTTAGCGTGCCAACCTGCACCAGCAGTAGCCGCTAGTGGCAAAGTAATCTCATAAGCAGAGTCTTGCTGAATCATAAAAACCTTACCAGAATCTAAAGCAGTTAAAGTTTTAGCCGCATTTACAACTTCCACCTTCAGCTTTAGATCGCTTTTACCGCTATTATTATTAAGATAATCAGCTCTCATCTTAGACTCCTTCTAGGTTAAACAGTGCATGTGATTCAGGAAGAGTTACTTCAAGACCAGCTTCGGTCAAGATCATATCTTTCCTTAAATCCTCATCAGCCGCCTGTACGTTAGTCATAACTTGCGTATCACGATTGATACCGTTACCAATTAACGGACGATATGCCAACTGAGTCATGTCAGCCATCAACATAAATCCAGATGCAATACCTCTAAACAATGGCTCTTTTACAAGATTCAATGTTCCGTGTATTGTATCTATCACCATAATTGAATGACCAAATGAACCCTCTCTAGAATCAAAATTAATTCTGTAAGGGCCACTTGAATGGCCAACAGATGCATCCAAGAAAGCACCATCTCCGAGCTTGTTGAAGAATGTGATGACTGGTAAACTACATAGAACCAGTTTCTCTGACATTCCACCCCTAGCTGGATCAAAGATAACTTCAAGGTCACTAAGTAACCTATCGTAAGTTAGCTCTGACTGAGCAACGCTTCTGTAATAGGCATTTCCAGATGAGTAGCTAAAAGCAGAATCATCCGCAGTAGGACTTACATTTTTAACAATGTGACCAACTAGACCCTCTGTGTATTGGATACCTCCTACACGAGCTTTTTGACCGAAGAGCATGGCTCTTTCAATGTCAATCTTGTGCTCACGTAACTTGGTAGCCCAGATACGATTCCACTCTTCAGCATACCCACGATAGCGAGTTGCATAAGCAGTGTTTGTCATCTCTGCCGCTGTTTTAAAAATCTGGGTGTACCCAAAATCATCTTCTAACTCAGAAGAGAATACATCGGGTGAACCAGAACCTTCCTCAAATGAAGAACCTATGATTTGAGCTACGTCATTATCAGCGATGCTATTACTACCGCTTACAGCAGAAACATCAATTACTTTACCAGTAAATGTAGAATCTGAACTACCATGAGAAACTCCTGAATCTACTCTCACTAACGCTTGACCGTACCCATCTGTATCGTCTTTTGTTCCGATAGCTAAAACCATTCCTTTAATAAGAAACTCTACAGCGGCTCCACCAGCAGTATCAACAGTAAATGAATACGAAGTACCTGCGGAAACCGATCCAACAGCACCTTTAATTAAAAAAGAACGGTCTGTAAAACTAATTCGGTTACGATTTTCTAAATAACGGAACACGGGGTCATCGGTAGGTGATTTAGCAACCTGATTAAGATATACGAAGAATGGTGATTCTTCTGGAACTAACTCGGCAACTCTGTCACCGAAGTTAAATATTCGTCTTCTATCCGGTCTTTGACCTACACCAGCATCAGAGGTAGTAGCTGTTATATCACTGGATTTTAATACTCCAGAATTAAATGATATTGCCATTTTATTACCTTTGTGTTATGTGGTTATTATTAATCACGGTAATCTTCCAGAACCTCCAGTCGATATGATCGAGTCAAACATCTTATCAGCATCATTGCGTTGAGATGTCTGTGGCTGTCCTTGAAGCACTCCTGCTGTGCGAGGAGCCTGCTTTGCCGCAGTTACCGCTTCCATTGTATCATTGTTTGCAACAGACTGACCGTTTTGCATCTGCCAAAGTTTAACTAGGTTGTTCAAACCTACTCTCTCTTTTGGCTGTGTTGTAAACTGTAAGAAACTATTTATGTCATTATCTGACATCTTATATGTTCCTCTTAATTCATTCACAGTGTTTTGCATTTGCATTTCAGCCTGAATCTGTTGTTGTTGTTGAGCCAACTTAGAATTTAATCTCTGGTCAATCATATTAGTCATTTCTGATGCAAAAGCATCACCAGTTTTAGTACCTTTCTCAGTTAGCTCCCAAGGATTGAACTCTTCCTTGCTGACTGTTTGCTCTGGTTGCTGTTGTGTTTGTTTTCCGGCAATACCATCTTCAAGAACTTTTACCAAGTCTGGTCTCTGCTCCAGTAGTTGAAGGATTTGAGCACCTTGTTGCAATTTAGCATTTTCGGCCTGAGCACGATCATACATAGATTGAAACTTCTTTGCTTCTGCTTCATAATCTATAGAAGTAGACTGTTCTTGTGTAGGTTCTTGATTTTCAGCTACAAGCTCTGGGCCTGCCTGCTGACTGATAATATCCTCTTCAAAAGCACTATTAGCACCGGGCTGTTCGCTAGGGACATTCACTT